CATTTAGTACTGGATAAAGGAGAATAAAATGAGTGATGATAGATTAAAAGAGTTGCAAGAAAAGTTAGATGATTTAGATCCAACCAATCCAAATGCAGATGACATTAAAGAGCTACTAGAAGATGACATACGAAGAATTAAAGAAGGAAGTATGGCAAAAGGTGGCGTAGTACCTACTGCAAAAATGGCAAAACAAAAATTTATGATGGGTGGTTCTGTTAGAATGCGAGCTAGAGATAATCGTGCTGATATGGAAGCAGGAGGCATGGTAAGTCGTGGTAACAGAATGGCTCGTCAAGGCATTAAATTTAGAGGGGTTAAGTGAACCCAGCGTTTTTGTTGATGTGCTATCTAGGTGGTGCAGTTGCAGGAACAATACATTTTGAAAACGTAAATACTTGTAATTATTTTAAAAAAGCTTTGACAGGACAAACGGTATTCATTGGTGAAGAAGAAAAAAGATACTCATGCTACTGTAAATTAGTTAAGATCGATAAAGATAAAGTAGAGGTGTTTTAAATGTTAACAGCACTAATAGGTCCAGTCAGTAACTTACTTGGTAAGTTTATAGAAGATAAAGACATGAAAAACAAGTTGGCACATGAGGTGGCAACTATGGCGGAAAGCCATGCTCAGGAATTAGCTAAAGGGCAGTTAGCTATAAATCAAACTGAAGCAAAGCATAGATCTATATTTGTAGCGGGATGGAGACCCTTTATCGGTTGGACATGCGGAATTGCTCTTTGTTGGCATTTTGTCTTAGCACCAGTTACAATGTTTATATGTGCTTATTTAGATGTTATTATACCAGAATTACCAACTTTTGATATGGGTAGTTTAATGACAGTCCTAATGGGAATGCTCGGATTGGGCGGTCTTCGTAGCTTCGAAAAATACAAAGGGCTAACAAAATGATAGGCATGGTATGGACAAGAGCAATGGAGTTTGGCATGGGTTTATATGAAAATATACATAAAAAGAGAAAAAGAATAAAAGCAGGAAGTGGCGAAACAATGAAAAAAGCAGGACAAAAAGGTCGCCCTACAACTAAACATTTTAATAGTGCAAAGAAGACTAAGAAAAAGACAACGTAAATGGATCTTTACATTTATGACAGAATAAGTAATATTCTAAAAGAGAGGCAACAAAGTCTAGAAGAACAGCTATTACATGGCAGTATTGATAGTTTTGATGCCTACAAGGAAGTGAGAGCTAGACTCTCTGAACTTGCAACATTACAACAAGAGCTTAGACTCTTGCTAAAAAAGGTGGAACATGAGTAAATTAATAGTACCTAGAAGATTACAAAAAAAGTACCTAGAACAAGAAACCCCCGAACAACAAACAGAACCTACCGAATCAGCCTTAAAAAAGATGCCTCAACCTACTGGTTGGAGAATTTTGATATTGCCTTATAAAGGAAAAGGTAAAACTGAAGGTGGCGTGTTTATACCAGATCAAGCTGTTGAAAGAGAAGCATTAGCTACTGTCTGTGGTTATGTTTTAAAAATGGGTCCTCTTGCATTTAAAGACAAAGATAAATTCGGAGAGAATTATGATCCTTGGTGTAAAGAAAAAGACTGGGTTATCTTCGGCAGATATGCAGGAAGCCGATTTAAAATAGACGGTGGTGAAGTTAGATTATTAAACGATGATGAAATATTAGCTACCATAAGCAACCCAGAAGACATCTTACATACATAGGAGAATAAAATGGCTGAAGCCCAAAAACAAGCAGAATTACCTTTAGAACCAGAAAATGAAGAAGTAGAAGTAGATCTACAAGAAACTGGTTCTAATGTAGAGATAGTAGATGACCCTCAAGAACCAGTAACCACTGAAGAAACTGGTGAAGACGATAACAAGCTTGATGGTTATAGTAAAAAGGTTAGAGACCGTATAGAAAAAATGACATGGAAAGTCCGTGAAGCTGAACGTCGTGAAAAAGCGGCGATCGATTATGCTCAAGGACTTCAAAAGGAAAACAAAAGTTTACAAGAAAGAAGTAAAACAGTTGATGATTCTTACATAAAAGAATATGATGCTAGAGTTACTTCTGAAGAAGAAACTTTAAAACGTAAACTAGCAGAAGCCATTGCTTCAGGCGATGTAGATAGCCAAGTTACTGTAAATAAAGATCTTGCTAGGCTCGCTGTTGAGGCAGGAGAATTAAATAAAGCTAAAGTAACTAGAGAACAACAACAAAAAACAGTAGAACAGCAACCACAACAAGCTCCTCAAACACAAGCCCCTAAACCAGTACACCCAAAAGCCCAAGCTTGGGCTCAGCAGAATACTTGGTTTGGAGATGATGAGCCTATGACATTAACAGCTTTTAGTGTTCATAATGATTTAATAAAGCAATTTGGAGAGCAATATGCTTTAACAGATGAGTATTATGTTACTATCGATCAACGTATGAGAGATGCTTTTCCGCAAAAGTTTGCTGAAAGGACTACTCAGACTACAACTGTAAACACTCCAGTAGCAGGAGTATCTAGATCTTCTAGTGGTAAAAATCCAAGAAAAGTGACTTTAACGAAATCAGAGGTTGCAATCGCTAAGAAACTTGGTGTATCATTGGAGCAATACGCTAAACAAAAACAATATTTAGCATAACGTGAAGGAGACAATATGTCAAGTCGTCAAACACGCACCGAGGTAACACGAACTAAAGAGGCTCGTAGAACTCCTTGGAAACCACCATCTACTTTAGATGCACCCCCAGCTCCAGAGGGTTTTAAGCATCGTTGGATCCGTACTTCGGTAATGGGTTTTGATGATGTGAAAAACTTATCTGCACGAATCCGAGAAGGATTTGACCTAGTTAGAGCTGATGAGTACCCAGATTTTGAGGCACCAACTATCCAGGACGGAAAACACGCTGGAGTAATAGGTGTGGGTGGACTGGTACTCGCTAGATTTCCTCTTGAATCAATGAAAGAGCGACAACAATATTTTCAAGCAAAAACGTCCGATCAAATGGATGCTGTCGATAATGATATGATGAGAGAACAACACCCAAGTATGCCAATCCTTAAACCGGAAAGGCAAAGTCGTGTAACCTTCGGAGCTAAAGGAAAAAGCTCTGAATAATTTTAACTTATGAGACAAAGGAGTCCTTAAATGGCTACTAACATAGACGCCCCTTTTGGGTTACGTCCTCATAATTTACTAGGTTCTGCACCGAACTCAAATGGGCTGACAAAGTACAAAGTACAGACAGCGGCGACAACTGGATCATCTAGTGCAATTTATCAAGGTGATATGGTAATACCATTAACAAATGGTTTAGTCGACGTCTCAGCCGCAGATGGTGGAAGTGTAGCAATTCTAGGCGTTATGAACGGATGTGAATATATTGATCTTACTGGCAAACCAGTTTTTTCAAATAACTATCCTGGAACAGCATCAATTAAATCTGGTACAGAGGCAACGGTTCATGTATATGACAATCCGGACCAAGTGTACGAGATCCAAGCAGATGCTTCCTTGACGAATGCGGCGACAGCACAAGCATTGATACATGCTAATGCAGAAGGTGCTGGATTTGGTTCACAAAATGGTTCTACTGGTAAATCTATCGGTGAATTATCTGTGAGCTCCGCAGGAGCGACTACAGCAGGAGACAACTTTAGAGTTGTTGGTATTAAGAGGGACTTTGAAGATATCGACGTTACCTCTGCTGGAGTTATTTTATTAGTTAAGTTGAACGTACAGTTTCACTTAACGGCAACTGGCATATAGGAGGGCAAAATGGCTATAGCTAGATCCCAACTCCTGAAAGAATTAGAGCCAGGATTAAACGCTCTTTTCGGACTAGAGTACGATAGGTATGATAATGAACATGCCGAAATTTATGACACTGAAACTTCAGACAGAGCTTTCGAAGAAGAGGTAATGCTCGCTGGGTTTGGTTCAGCACCAGAAAAAGCAGAGGGCTCAGCCGTCTCTTTTGATATTGCAAACGAATCATTCACTGCTCGTTACACTCATGAAACAATAGCTTTGGCTTTTGCAATCACTGAAGAGGCTATCGAAGATAATCTTTATGATAGACTTTCCAGTAGATATACAAGAGCACTTGCAAGGTCGATGTCTAATACAAAGCAAGTCAAAGCGGCGAGTGTTTTAAACAACGCTTTTGATAGTGGCTTTACTTTTGGAGATGGTAAGGAGCTTTGTGCTACTGATCACCCAACTTCAGGAGGAGGTAACTTCAGTAACGAACTTGCAACATCAGCTGATTTAAACGAAACATCATTAGAGCAGTCATTAATTGACATCTCAGGTTTTATTGATGAAAGAGGTTTAAAGATTGCACTAATGGGTAAGAAGTTAATTATTCCAGTAAACTTACAGTTTGTAGCTGAAAGATTAATGGCAAGTAACTTACGTCCAGCAACAGCAGACAATGACATTAACGCAGTCAGAAACATGGGTATGTTACCTGAGGGATATGTGGTAAACCACTTCCTTACAGATACAGACGCATTTTTCATTAAAACCGACTCACCAAACGGCTTCAAGCATTTTGAAAGAGCGGCGATTGCAACTTCTATGGAAGGTGACTTTGATACTGGAAATGTTAGATATAAAGCGAGAGAAAGATACAGCTTTGGCGTATCAGATCCTCGTTGTGTATTTGGTTCTCCAGGAGCCTAATTTAAGGATCCCCTTAAAGATTAAAAGAGCGACTTTACAGTCGCTCTTTTTTTATGTTATAGTTTTATATACCTTGACAGTTACAATAATGTAACTGACATTTGCCACGACAAGGAGATTTAAATGGCTAATACAACTTTTAACGGTCCCGTCCGATCAGAAAACGGATTTCAAGTAGTTTCAAAAAATGCAACTACTGGTGCTATGACAACTATCGCTAGTACTGCTTCAACTGGAATTGTCACAAACAAATATGTAAAACATGTTGGTTATGCTACTGGCGTCACCGTGAACACAACTGCAGGAGACAGTCCTACAATAGGTGAATTTACACAACCTGCGAATACGATTATTACAGACATAAAAATATTTTGTGACACAGCTCCAGTTATAGGAACTGGTGACATTGGTTATGAGGTCGGAACATCAAGCTCTGGTGCTCAGATAGTCGCGGCGATTACAGATGAGATTTTAGATGGTGGTACGACTGTAGTAGTCCATAATGTTACAACTACAACATTGGTAGTACAGACACAAAGTGGTACAACCGCTCCAGCTTCTGTTCAGTACACAGATACAGAAAGAACAATCTATTGTAATATTACGAATACTGTAGATGCAACAACTGCTGGATCTTTCACATTCATTATTGAGTATGTTCAGATCGCTTAATTTAACTGGATGAGGGTAACACCTCATCCTAAAAAAGGAGACTTAAATGGCTGGATCAGATATTAAAGCTGTTACGAGAACTGCGACGGGAGCCTTTTTTGGTGGTCCTGCTAGGATAAGAGGTGTTTACATAAAAACAAACGCTTCAGGTAGTCCTGCTTTTATTATTAAAGACGGTGCGAGCGGAGCTACTGTTCTAGATATAACTTCAACAACAGACCAAACAGATTCAATTTATCTTCCTGATGAAGGTATAAGATGTAGCACCAGTCCAGTATGTACTACTTTGACTGCTGTGGACTCTATTACGGTGTTCTTGTCATAATGGCTAGTGCTAAGGATGTAAAAAGAACACCCTCAGGCAGAATAACGTATAGGGGGGAAAGTTTTCCTGGATTTAATAAACCCAAGAGAACTCCCGGAGGTCCTAAAAAATCAGCTGTTTTAGCGAAAAAAGGAACTGAAATAAAACTTGTTAGGTTTGGTGATCCAAACATGACTATTAAAAAAGATCAGCCAGGACGAAGGAAATCTTTCCATGCACGACATAAATGTGCTACGGCTAAAGATAAATTTAGTGCTAGGTATTGGTCATGTAAGGCTTGGTAATGAAAGCAGACGAAGTTTTAAAATTATTAGAAAAACATGAAGCTCAATGCGATAAAAGATATGCAGAGATTCAAGATAAACTCAAATCTTTAGACGGTAGAGTTTGGGGTTTGTATGGTGTTATTATTGGTGTAGCTGTCTTAGAAAAGGTTTTTTAAATGGCAAAGTATGAAGTTGTAGATAATTATTTACCTCTTGATGTTTTTGAAACTATGGTAAATGCTATTGATAATGATGACCAAAATTTTCCTTGGTTTTATAATAGATTTGTAGATGATGATGCAGAAGGTGAAATGAATGACCATTTTTATTTCGTACATTTATTTTTATTAGACAGTGTTGTAACTTCACACTTTTATAGTAGTATACTACCACTAATTCACAAAATTATGCCTAAAGCGTTAATACGAATTAAGGCAAATGCTTATCCAAAAAATGGAAATAAAATAATAAAACATAGACCACATATCGACCACGATTTTGAACATAAGGGAGCTATTTTTTATTTAAATACTAATAATGGTAAAACAATTTTAGAAGACGGAACAGAAATAGATAGTGTCGCAAATAGAATGTTACTTTTTGACTCTAGTAAATCTCATACTAGTACAAATTGTACAGACGCTAAAATGCGTTTCAATATAAACATAAATTATTTTTAAGGTTTTTAAATGGCTATGACAAGGGGTCAAATGAGTAAACAAATAAGTACTCCTCCTGCTAAAAAGAAGACTAAGAAAAAGATACCC